GATGCGTGATAAGGCGATAACTATTATAAGATCAAAAGCATCTGCTATTGATACCAGCAATCCCACAGGCTTATGCTGGACGTGCGGTGACTATATTGGTCATGCGCGTAGATGGTGTGATGCAGATTGTCGAGATAACGTAAATGAAACCTAGACTAAAAAAGGTAGGACGGTTTTGGGTATGTTATACCGAGTGGGAAGATAGGGTAACTTGTACAGGCAAATCACCAGAACAAGCGTATCATCGGTGGTTAACCAAGAATCAATTGAAATTAGAAGAAAGCCGCTGAGTAAGCGGCTTTTTAATTATTTGCTTAAAAACAATTCTGCTTCAGCATTGCGTCGTCGTGTAAGACCTGCAAGGGGTTTTCCATTTGCTTTATCCCATCGCAAAAACTGTTGTGCAATTTCAGCTTTACTGTCACCGGCTTTGAGCATTTTAACAAGCGTTGAACTGGCTAAATTACCTGCTCCAATATTGTATGTAAGCGATACCAAGGCATCGAATTCATTTTGAGTTATATCAACCTTGATGGCATTTACTGCGTGTTCATAAGGCGCTAAGGTTTTAGAAAGTAATAATAAGGCGGCTTCTTCATTTGCTAAAGTCTGACCTTGTTTAACTGCACTACCATCAGAATATCGCGTTGAGCCAATACCAATAGTCCATACACCCGCAGGGCATTTATAAGCAGTCAGTTTACACCCTTCAAATTCTTTAATTAAACGTAAACCTTTATTGCCAATATTCATTTCTTTGCTCTCATAGAAAGTACCGTAATTAATTTTTGTGTAAGCCGTATCATGTCGTTATCGAGCAGGCGTATTTGGTCGATTAATTCAATCAGCGCGTCTGTTGTTTCGGTAAGGATTGGCTTAACAATTGTCGTTACCCATATCCAAACAAAGTAAACGATATACCCCATGCTACTCGATGCAATGATGGGGAAACCATATTGGTTGATATACTTAGCTAATGCGTCAACATCCATTAGTCAATTCTCTTTTCTTGCGGGTTATTGAACCTTGCCACTTTTTCTTTTTCAATTGGCATATCAAGTGTTTCTGTCATGAGTACGTCTATTTTTACAATATCCTCTGACATAGCCGTGACACGCTTATCAAGTTGCTTGATGATACCAATAAGGCTTTTAATCTTTTCAAGTACGCTATCAAGCAGGAATTTAATCGTCAGAAATACAAAGTACATTCCCACGCAAGCAGCGGCTATAGGGAATCCAACATCAGTGGCGAATTGCAGGAACTCCATTACCGATTACCTGTCCACCATGTTAGGAAGGAGAACAACGCGCCAACAGCGAAAACCACTCCTCCGATAAAGCCTTTATACCGACTCTGGTCAGCTTTCATTTCATCAATAGATTTGATTATTGCATCAAGTTTTTTAGACTGCTCATGAATATCTGACTTTAGGTTAGTGATTTCATTTTCAGCTTTGGCTAAACGGCAGGCTTCATCGGGCATGACAATATCCTTATTTTTTCTTAGATTGAAATTTATGCACTTTCTTATCGGCTTCTACAAAATCCTTACCGACAGATTGGAGCATTCCCACTTTCTTTGCAAACTCTGGACTATGCGCTACCGCTTGCATGAGTTTGTGTTGCGCTTTAGATTTAGAGGGCATTGTCGTACTCCGCTAGTTGTTGACGCAGTTGACCGATTTGTAGTTCCACATCTGCAAGCCATACTGTGTCGATAGCTAAAATAGCTTCGCGTGTTCTGCGTGGTGTAATCGTTGCCTCAAGTGCTGCGATGTCAGCTTTGATTTTGGCTTTCTCATCTTCAACCTTTTGCGCTTGTGCATCGATGAGTTGGTCGCCTGTTAGCTGAATAATACTCCATGTTTGCTCCCAGTGGTTAGGCAGAGCCTCTACAGGTGCGCCTAGTTGAACAGTCTGTGTGTACTTATCATAGTCTGGTTGCCCTGCATCGTGTACTACTGCATAGCCGTCTGGTGAGAATGGCGTTGCAAATGAGGTATTAGGATGTGCCGCACGGATTTCAGATTCTGTGCAGAGTTGCTTTGTTGCTAAGTTAATATAATTTGTCATTGTTTATCCTTACGCTTTTTGTTTGTGATACGAAAAGCCAAATTTGTTATGTCTAGCTCGCCATTCAACTGTAGGTTTTTTCATATTTAATGCTATTGCCGCTGCCTTTGCCGTAGGAAAATATCCGTTTGGAGTATCAACTCCTCGCTGGTTATAATGGTTTTCACCACTAATAGCCAATACCATTTTGTCTTTTACTTCTTGACGGTGCATAGGATTGTTTTTTCCAGTAACCCAAGGTTTTGGCTTTCCTATTTGATACGTTGCTATTTTTAGCTTAGTTTCGTCTGATAGTATTTTACCCTTATTACCAGCTCTAGTATTGTATGTACATAAATCTATAAATACGTTTCCTACTTCATACGCACCTAAATCACCTATTCTACACATACAGTATTTACCTTTACCTCGCCCTCTTAAGTGTAATTTATCAGATTTTTCCCAAATATCTAGCCATTCTTCGTATGATAAGTTAAAAGAAATTCCTCGTGTTTTAGCATTACTCTTATGTCGTAAAAATCCACCGTAAGGAGTGCCTTTAAGTTGATTTAAGTACGCAAGGTATCTAATTTTTTCACATTTTTTGCAATTGCTTATAGGTCTATTTGTACCTGTGCGTTTTGCAAATTCCAAAATATCTTTCGATTCTTTACATTTTGAGCATATTTTTTGTATCATAGCCACCACCTTTTGTTAAGTAATGGCTAAGTATACTATAGTTTACGCTACGCTCAAATAAATGTAAGAAGCCCCGTTAATGTTCGTGGTAGTCGATGCCGTTGCACCAAGCGTAAAGCCACCTGTAGAAGCGTAAACACCATTATTACCTGTAGTTTCTGCCGCTGTACTATTAAGCAGTAAATATGGGCTTGAGCCACTAGTTAACCCACGAGCCGAATCAAATGTGTACCAACCACCAGCAGCATCTGTGCGCTTAATCAAAACAAACCTTGCACCGCCAGAACCAAAGCCACACGCAATAGCTTGTCCTGTACCGTTACCAGTATAAGAACCTACTTTGGATATGCCAGCGAGTGTGGCAAAAAGGTAGGAAACCACAGTTACACCAGAAGAGTTAATAGAATAAGCACCATTGACATAAAACACAGATGCCGTTGGCGTAGTATTTACAAATATTGCATCAGTAATAGGAGTAAAATTTTGATTTAATATTAAATATTTTGTTGCCCCAACTGGTGCAGAATATACTATCCAAGGTTGCGCCCAATTTCTGGTTTTAAAAATTATTAGTTCTGGTACTGACGTTAAATTATGCGGAACAGCCCTAGAAGCAACACCATCACCAGTATAACAAACCACATCAAAGAATCCGGGTGCGCGTTTGAAAGCGTACCACATACTATTTGCTGTTGGCATATTTGATAATGTTAAAGCAGTGCCAAAAGAGGGCTCTGTTACATTAAAATACGGGTTTGTCGTCCTAGTATTTTCAGCAGCAATCGAAGTGCTATCAATTATTGGACTACCTCCACTTAAAAATCCACGCAATCTGTCACTCCACATCCATGCAGGTGAAGTAGGTGAAGTTTTATTTACAAATGTAGCAAATAAATCTGGCGACGTATTAGAACGCCCAATTCCATAAGCACTCACTCCCGAAGCTGGATTAAACACCTGCGTCCCCGATGTAGGCGGCTTGTTTGGGCGACGGATTGCCATGTAGATGACTGTTGGTGAACCGCCAAATAAACCTTTATCTTGAAACCCTGTTGCTGTCGGCACGAAATAACCACCTGCTAATGGGTTTTCAGCAGCGGATGTGTTTGGGTTAAGCCTAGCTAAATTTGAATAATCAAACCCTCGCATAGTATCTACAACAACCCAATCGCCAACACCAGTAGCTGTTTTAAACAATACATATTGCGGTTCCCAGCCTAAATTTACAGTTGCGAATCCGCTACCGTCTGGCACATAACTCCCACACTGAATAATCCCAGTTGATGACGTGTCGTGAGCGTATAGGTAGGCTACATAAGTACCACCAGAAGCATTAACAGTAGCATCTGTACCCACAGAAAACACTGAGCTTGTCGGTGCTGTTGAGTTCCATACTGTAGGTGCTGATGCTTGCGCATTAGTTGAGTTTAATTGCATTGAATATGCGGCTGACGTTAAACCATTGCTATATACTTGCCAATTGGTACTATTAGTGCTTGTACATTTAACAATAATCATTCCCGGAGCAACACCTAAGCTATGTGCAATCGTTCTTGCACTGCCTGTCCCCGTATAAGTCACCACATCAAAAAACTTCGCGGCTTCGCGGAATGTCCATGAAACGTAAGTTTCGGAAGAGGTATTGTAGTCGGAATTTGTACCAATATTAAAACCAGTTGAACTAAATGACGTCACGCTACTGGCTACAGTCGCTTGCGCTGCGTTTGAATTAGAAACAATTGCTTTCGATGCTCCCCGAACTGTGTCTTGTAAATTATTATTAGTCGCTGCGCTTCGTGACTTTATCCACACCATCCCACCCTTACCAGCCAAGGCAATGCCATTAGTGATGGTTTGCGTTGAGCCGTTGCCAGTGTAGAGATATGTGCTAAAGACGTCGTCCACAAAAGTTTGTGTTGGCGCACCGCCCATTCCTGCTAATTTAGTTTTCATTAGCGAATCACCTTACCGTAGATAGTCGTTCCTGCATCTCGCGTCCACAACACTAGCCAATCCGTCCCACTGGTTTGCAGTGTCACGCCATTACTGCTAAAAGTAGTCGTTGTCGTGCCGTCTGACTTAATCCAATTGATAGTGGGAAATGTAATTGTCGCTGCGCCAAGGTTCACACCTTCAATGAGAAGCTCACTTAGATTACCTGTTGGCGACCAATTGGTAATACTGAGCGTTTGCGCACCTGTGTTTGGAGTCCACCGTTGATGAGAGCCATTAACGTAATCTAACGCATTGGTTGTACCGCTATTATAGTAAGTGTAACCAACATCTTTAAACATAGCGCGTGACAGTATTTGGTCTGTCATTGCCAATGCACCAGTCATCGTGCCGCCAGACAGTGCTAAGTAACCTGCCGCAGGTAAATAAGCCGCTACCCATGCACTACCACTGTAAACACGCATTTCGCTCGATGTTGTATTCCAGTATAGAGCGCCAGTAAGTAGCGTATTACCATCATTATCAAGTGTTGGATCGGATGCTTTTGCACCTAAATAACGATCATCAAACGAGTCATAACTAGCGGCTGCGGCTGTTGCACTTGAACTGGCTGCGGCAGCACTATCTCCTGCGGTATTTTTATAACCTTCTGCGGCATTTCTATAACTTAATGCGTCAGATGCACTGCCTGCTGAAGCAACCGCACTTGCCGCAGCAGCGTCAGCACTAGATACCGCTGTATTTTTATAACCTTCTGCAGAATTTCTATAACTTAATGCGTCAGATGCACTACCTGCTGAAGCAACAGCACTTGAACCGGCTTCAGCAGCACTTGCTGATGCGGTATTTTTATAACCTTCTGCGGCATTTCTATAACTTAATGCGTCAGATGCACTGCCTGCTGAAGCAACCGCACTTGCCGCAGCAGCGTCAGCAGATACACCGGCATCATGCGCATAGATAGCTGAGTTTGGTGTTAGATGGAAAAAGCCGGTTGCTGTACTGTAGCGAACATCAATAATCGCTCCTGCACTAATGTCCCCTGCTTGAATCGGATTACTATCGGTAAGCCGAATTGACCGTACCCCAATGCCATTTAAGTTAATAGTGGAAATATCAGTATTGCTATTTAACGGTCTGAACACGACCTGTAAGCCGTCGGTATAAGTAGTGATGGACGCATCGAGAGTAACGACATAACTATTAGCCGTGCCGGTATCTACAGAAAAGTTTACTGTACCGCGTTGAAGTTTAGTTTCATTTGGCAGTAATGCAAAGGCAATACCTGTCGCGGCTTTAACCGCATTAACGTCTGAAGATTTTGCTAGAGTAATCTGAGCAATATCAGCAGGAGGATTGAACGTACTCATTTTATGTCCTTACGTCATCTCGACGTTATAAATAGCGCGATTATCGATTATGGCGCATACACATTATTAAACTTACTCGTGGTTTATCTGAATTATTTAACACCCAGTGGTCAACGAGATTATTAAAACTAAATATATCGCCCACAGGAGTAATAATAGATTGTCCTTCGTAGTTAAAAGATTGGTCATCATCGGATTCCAAAGGGATTAAATATTTGTCGCAGTAATATTCTGCGTGCCAGCTATGCGCATCGTTATGACGATAAACTTGTTTACCGGCAGGAATACGGGTAATTAAAATACCACCAAATTCTGTTTTGTGAATATCATGTTTTTCACAGATAGTACGAGTAATCTTAGCGAGTTCATCTTTAAATTTTTGATCGTTAATATAAAAAACGCTATCATGAATATCATGGAATTTTAATGGGTTTTGCGGATTATAATTTTTAATATCATTATAGCGAACCCAGATATCATCCACTTCTCTATGTGGTGACATGGACGATTCAGTGCGATATTTAAATTTATTCCAAAGATAATCGTTATCAGCGATAAACTCATTAATACTTGTTACATCAACATGGATACCGGTATTTACCATATTAGGCTTACCAATAAGCACGTTATCTATATTTTCTTCATCACATTTATCAGTTGCATGAATACATAGCCAAACTACGCGACCATTAACTGCTTGAACGCTATGCTCAATACCTGCTTTGATTTCAATCACAGCAGGTGCAAAATAGGTTTCTTGAGTATTGCCTTGCCAAACAATCGCACATCCTTCAACAAGAACGCTCATATGGTCAAACGTATGAGCGTGTTGCTGTACTTCAAAGCCATCGTCAATAATGACCTCTTTGGCGTAAACTCCGCCAATAAAGTGATGTGCTTGTACGTTAAGTCCGGTGATACTCATAGTTTCCTTGTGATGATGAAATTACTGTTCCGATAAACCCACAAACAGGCTTACCTACATTCATCACTATTTTACCAACTAATCGTTTAAATGTACTGCGATTTTTTACAATGCCAAATTGCTCTGCCATTTCATACGCCCATGCTTGAACAATATAGGCAAATAACGGGATATAAATCGCATTATTACGCAAGAATTCAGTTAGCGGTTTTGCCCACGCATGATAGCCGATGAGGATTTCTGGATGAGTAGTTGCGATTCCC